CCGGCCCTCGCGTCGTCGACGTACGGAGCACTAACCCAGTGCGTAATAAGCGATTTCCAGACGAACGTCTGGCCGCCGGATTGCCCCTGAATCGGATTGGCCGCCAGGAGATTGTCGAGTTCCCCCATGATGGCGAAAGCCACATTTTCGGGGTCGGTGACGTCGATCGTTCCGCGGGAGACGTCTATATGTAAATCCACGTCGTAGACCTCTTGCCGTTTCACCCGCGATGGGCCGGCCGACACGGGGATAGTGACATCGCCGGTCGTCTTGCCAAAATAGGCCGCGGTCGGCTGCAACGTGGCGCCGGGGTAGGTCGCCACAATCTGGTAGGCCGAAAGGTTCGGGTCATTCACGAGAGACGCCATAAGCGCAGCCTTGAACGCCGGCGCCGTGCTCGTGGCGGTGGCGGTCATGCCGTATGCACCAGGGCGCCGTCGCCGCTACAGGACGAGCATTCGAGCATTTCGCCTATCCGGCTTTCCACGGCGCCTTCGCCGTGACAGTACGGGCAGGTTTCGTAGACCGGCAGTTTGCGGCCGGTTCCGCGGCATACATTGCACGTCTGCGCGAAGGGGCCGGCCTTACCGGAGCCGCCGCACTTATTACAGAGCGCGCGGGTCGTGCCGTACTTCGCGAATGGCGGGGGAACGTAGGGCGCAACGCCGGTTCCGACGCAGGTCGCGCACTGGACAAAGTTAGAGCCGACGCGGCCGGCACCGCTGCACTGCGGACAGGGCTTGGCGACCATCACGCGAACGAAGGCACCCTAGTGCCGTGACGGATCAGGACGGCGTCGACGTCTGCGATGCCCGTCGGCGCAACCCAGTCCTTGGCCTGCCCAATACGAAACTGGCCGAACTCCGTCGCCATATACGTCGCGCGATCGGGTATGCGCGAATTCGTATTCAGCACCAGGTAACGGATATACTTCGCCAGCGCCAGCGTGAGGTCAGACGGCATCGCGCTAAGACCAGCCATATACTCGACGACGACGTTGTCGATGCCGCGCGGGAACGCCGACACGCCGATTTGAGCCTCGAGCTCGCCGGATGGGTAGACGACATAGTACGCCGACAGCGGGACGGTGACGGCGGCGCCGATACCGGCAGTACCGCTCGTGCCCCCCGTAACGTTGATAAACGTCGTCGGGGTCGTGCCCGTGTACTGCAAGGTCGTCTCAAACACAGGCTGCGTTGGGTTGAGGATGCCGGCAACCTTCAAGGGGCCGGCGGTTGGAAAGGTGTAGTCCCCAGGATTGGCCGGCGGGCTGTGTCCGGCCGTAGACGTTACGTTCATCGTTGCGCTACCGACGGTGTACGACGACGTCAGGGTCGTCGCCGGCTGTACGACGGGCGTAATGATGCCAGTATTCGGGTCGGTGAAAGCCACGGCCAGGAGCTCGCGGGGGTAGCGTGTGCCGAGCACGAGCCGCTTATATGGGATGTAGTCGATGATGTCCCGGATGGCCGACTGGAGCGCAATCCGGTAGTTGGGGTCGCCGTCGAGGACTTCGCGGACATAATGTGGCGTCCAATACATTCCGCACGCCTGCTCGAACAGGGTTTCGGCCTCGTCGCGCTTCTCGACGAGCATCGTCGTCGGGTAGGCAGCGCCGCCGTTCGGGATGTTGATGCCATCAAGCGCCCGGATCGTCTGGAGGTCGATATAGTGGGACGCGAAGACGTCGAGATACTGCACGGTACTGGCCGGGACGGCGCCGACGGCATACGACCATGTGATGGTCGCCTTCAACGGCTTGGCCTGTGCGGGCACCGAAATCGTATAGACGCCGACGGCTACCTTCGTGGCCGCTGTCGACGCCAGGATTTCGGTGCCGTTGACGTGGGTGATCTCGACGGTGACGGCGGCGCTGTCGGGATCTGCCGGCGCCTCGCTGTTCTGGGGCAGCAGCGTTAGCGTGAGCGTGAACGGCTGCTCGGTGGTATACCGCTGGATCACAGCGCGGCCACAACGGTGAGCGTGATCGGATCGGCATATTCCTTGAGGCCGCCCCCGAAGGTCGCCAGGAATTGTACCGAGACGTTGCCGGCGGTCGCGAAATCAGCAGCCGATGGCGCAAAAGTGAACTGCCCGGCGGTGGCATAGATGATCGTAATGACGCCCGTCGCCGCTGCGCCAGATCCGCCAACACTAATGCGGCATGTCACGGTAGCGCCAGTGAGGTCAAGGGTGGGCCACGTAAGCGCCCACACGGGCAAACGCTGTCCAACTACCCAGGGGGAAACGGCCATACAGTCATCTTACCGTCGCGGCCAGTCAACCCTAGGACGCCGTCGCGTGTTGCCAGCGGCGCGCGGCCGTCGCGCGCAGTAAGCATCGCGACGCCGTCGCGCGTCGACAGCAGCGCGCGGCCGTCGCGAGCGGACAAGGGGATGGCTACGAATATCGCGAGGGCAGGGCCGCCGAGTATGAATACCGTACCGGCGTCGGCGCCGGACGTAATCTCGGCTGCGACAAGTCCGACCAGGGTTGGCGAATCCGTAGCGGTGGTCGCCTCTTGTACCGCAAGCATGAGGCGCAAGACGACATCCGCGCCGGTCATAGCATCCGTCGCGGTGAAACTAACGAGGGTTATTGCGTCGGCGATAGTGGTGACATCGCCGACGGTAAGCGCGATGCCAGACGGCGCGTCCGCCGACGCCGTCGTGTCTGTGGCACTGAGCATGAGCCGTAGAATCGCATCGGCGACGGCTGTCGTTTCCGACACCGTGAAGCCCACCAGGGAGGGCGCGTCCGCAGCCGCGGTGGCCTCGCCGACGCCCGACAGCGCCATGCCGGTAGGCGCGTCCGCCGCCGTAGTCGTGTCCGCCGCCGTCACAAATAGCAACTGCAAGATAGCGACGAAAGCATCTGTAGCCGTAGCGGCATCGGGCGCCGACAACGCAATCAGCGTCGGCGCATCAACCGCAGACGCAGCGTCTGCGCCGGCGAACGCTATCCCGAGGGGCGCATCCGCCGCGGTGGCCGTATCCCCGCTAGCGAGCAGGATTGCCAGCAGGGCGTCTGCGATCGCAGACGCATCCGCGGCCGCTAAATTGAACAACGACGGCGCATCGACGATGCTAGCGACGTCACCCGGACTAGGCGACGTGCCCCCAAAGGCCACGCCGCCGAACCTCATGGCCCCGAAGCCAGAACCAACCGTAAAAAGGGCAACCGGGATTTGAAACGACCATTTGTTAGGAACGAATGGCGCGCCTCCATTGGCCGGCCCGAACCCGCCCGGCCACTTGCCCGGCACGGCCTAACCGATGAGCTCTACAAGAAACTGTTGGCAGGTAATGGTGGGCGCACCCGTTACCTGGCTTAGGGTCCCGTTCAGTACCAGCGCCGTCGATACCGCGCCCGTCGTGTTCACGGTGGCGACGGCCGGCGTGCCGAACACGGACGAATCCATGCGACTAGTGGATTGCGGAACGCTGGCGACGATGCCTTTGACGAAACCCTGCGTCCAAACTGTCCCCGATGTACCAATGGAACGGCATGTCAGCAGAGCCTGGAGTTCCCAGGCGAGCGTCGTCGACGATACGAGCATGGCGATTGCTCCGGTAGTGGCTAGGACCGTTCCGCCAGTGCCGCCCCACATCAACGCGAAAGTAGCGTTAGTGGCAGTCGAGCCACAGGTGAAGATTCCATTGGCCGTGAAACGGATCGCCATGCCCGGATAAAGCATGCCCCCAGGTATCGAATAGTCTGGCGCCGTAGTGGTCGACGGCGAGATTGCCAATGTAGCCGCAGTGGATAGCACGGTGCCCGCTGCGCCAAGTTGGGACGCAGTGTTATTGGCAGGAGCCACCCACGGATTGATTGGCATAGTCCAAGCCTACACCGTGGGCGCGGACGAACTGGAAAGCGTAGCCGCAGTTACGCGTAACCGCGCAGGGACATCCTCCGAATGTCCCTTGCCCTCGAGGAAGGCGCGCACCGCATAGTTGAGCGCCTGCTGGCCGTCGAGGAGTTGGCCGATCAGATTGAGAATGCTCGGCGGGGCTGGGTAAGAGAATTCGTCGGTCGCCGCGGATTCGTCGCTCATCGCCAGCATGGGATATAGGTTACCGTACCAGCAATCTTTACCTTGATCCAACTATTTTGGGCGGCCGTCGCCGGACCCGAGCCGCCGATGGTGCCGAAGGTCGGTGCCGCGCCACCACCGACCGCGACCACAGCGTTGGAGAGATTGACCACGCCGGCGCCCTTCGGGGTAAGCGTGATGTCGATGTCGGTGTCCGTGCCGGTTGCGGACATAATGGGCATCGCAGTAGCAATCGCATTGGTCATGGTGAATTGGTTGACGCCGCTGTTGACTGAGTTGATCACCAGTGTCGAGCCCGGCGTGGAGGCGCCGCCAGCGAGACGGAGCGCCTTGCCGCCCGTGCCCTGGAGCAATACCACGTCGTTCGCAGCGGCATCCGAGAGGAAAATGGCAGCGGCGGACGTGACGCCCCACAGCCCCAGGCCGACAGAGTTCCGCAAGCGCACACCATATGACTGCGCATTGGATGTGTTGCCGAACGCGGCCAGCGTCCCGGCGGTAGAGTTCGGCGCTTGCACGTCGAGTAGACACCCGGCAGTCTGAGGCGTGGTGCCACCGACTACCACGCTCCCCGCGCCAGCGGTCACGGCTATGCCGGCGGTGGCATGGGTGCCCTTGATAAGCAGCGACGTCGCCGACGAACTGTCATCCTGTATTGATGCGGTCTTGACCGGGCCGGTGCCCTTGTCATTGACCTGGCTGTTGAAGTGAATCCCAACGTCCCATTGCGTCCAGCCCGTCCCGCCGCCGAATTGGATACCCGCCGAGCCGATCACAACGGCGTGCCCGGTATCGTAGTTGCAGGTTATCCAGGCGCCGATGATGCTCGACTGCCCGGACGCGTTGATCGCCTGATCGGCCTGCGTTCCGTTGTATGCGTTTACCTGTAGGCCGTTAGCCTTGGCGTTAGCAGATTCTGCGCGTCCATTGAAGAATCCGCCGGCGCCGATGCCGGTTCCAAGGTGCCGCGATATCCCGTAGACACCCACGGCGTCGGCGCCGGCCGTGCCGGTGGTGGAGTTATTCTTCGCCACTCCGTAAATTCCGACCGGCTGCACCTGTGTCGTACTGTCGGCGACGGTGATCCCGGCAATGGCGCCCAACTGCTCGCTACCGTCTGCCGTATAACCAGACGTCGTCGTCTGCACACTCAGATAGCGGCTCACCTTGATCGGCGGATTCAATCCGAGGTCGGGCGTTCCCGAACTACCCTGCACTATGTCGATAAGTTGTCCCGTAACCCCCACGCCGGCGGTATAAAAGGACTGCTCGGCGCCGCTCCCCTGAATATCCCCCGAAGTCATAACGCATGCAAATTGCGTGCCGTTGTTGTGCGCCACGCCGGCGCCCTCCTGGCCGCGCGCAATCGTGCCGGTGGTCGCATTGGCCGTATAGGCGGTCAACCAGACCGTCCCTTCGTTAGGAGTAGCAGGCTCAAGAGTAAGCGCAATATAGTCCGGCGCGACGATGGTCGGCACGGCCGTCCCCTGCTGGTAGGTTAGTCCCGAGGCGAAGGTGATTGTCGCGCCGCCCGATGACAGTAAAGCGCCTAGCGTCCCCTGAAGATTGTTGTAGCGAAGCCGCGCCACGGCTTTAGCTCTGCGTCAGGGTGACCGTCAACTGCCAAGCCGACGCGCTCGTCTTCGTTCCGAGGTTGGCGACCGAACGGTTAAGCATCGTACCGGACGCATCCGTGACATTGTTGAAGATCGCCCATTCGTTCCAGACGAAGTTGGCTTCGCCGGTAGCGAATGTGCTTTGGAACGTCGCTACGTTCGTTGCCACGCTTGGAAAGGTGGCGTTCATCGCCTTGCGGATTCGGTCGGTTGTGACCACGGCGCCTTGGAGGTTAGTCTGCGTAGCGTTGAAGGCGGTCGCGCTGTCGCCGACGCCGAGCGCGGCAAGGGCATTCGTGTAATACACGGGGATAGAGGCGCTGGTGAGGGCGTTCAGCATGATATTCGTGCCGCCGTTGACGAGCGTGTTATGGGAACGCGCCACGCCGTAGGGGCGGACGCCGTGTTCGCCGGCCTTAGCAAGCGCCGCCTGCTCGAGCGCCAAGCCCTCGAAGCCGTGCGCTTGCAGCTCGTCCATAATCTCGAGCTTGCGCTGGAGGTCGGCGGGGTTCCACTTCGTAACCGTTCCAATGCCGACAATCCTAGCGGCGTCGTGTTTACCCATACACAGAGTGTACTAAGGACGTGACGTGCCCCCTAAAAGTAAGCGGCCCCGCCATCGTCCGACGGGGCCGCTTGGTGCCAGGAGTGCCGAGTGTTGAGGTTAGGCGGTCCCGCCCTTGACGAAACTAGCGATATTCCAGGTCGTCCCGTCGAACACGAATTCGACGACGTCGACTGCGGTTGTGGAGGCTGTCGTCGAGAACCCAACCGCCTTGTAGCCGGTCGCCCACGTCACCGTAAACGAACCGGCGCCAGACTGACGCAGGATAAATCGAATCGTGTCGCCAGCGGCCGAAGGCGCGGCCCACGCGCCGGCGACTACGGGCTTCGGGATGGTTGTATTGACGGTCAGCGTGTAGTCGAAGATGGCGCCGAGCGACGGGTCGGGAGCTGCGGGCGTCGCACCGAGTGAGGCGACTACTTGCGCCGAGGTATTCTCGCCAGTGCGGTTGCCGCCGCTACGTTGATTAGCCATCGGTTACGCGTGATCCGCGAGGGCGCGAAGCGCGGCAGCATCATCGAGGACGCCGTCTCCGCGGACGTAGCCAATATAGCCGACCTGCCCAAAATCGGCGTACCTCTCTTCCAGCCTCATCAGCGAGAACGAGTTGGCGACATCGCGAATGATGTAGCCGCTCTGGAAGTCTCCGAAGATGACGGTCTTTGCCGCGCCGGTTGTAGCCGAGCTCGGCAGGTCGTTGTTGATGATGATCGGGAAGCCGAGCAGCGTGTCGACGCCCGCACCGTAATCAAGGTTTTTAGCTGCGGCCGTGTTCGCGATGGAGCCGTACGAGCCAGCGGGCACAAACACCGGACGGCCGTTCCCGTCGAGCAGACCTTGCGCTTGCTGGAGGCTAGTGCTGTTCATCATAAACACGCAGCGCCCACTTTGGCGGTAGGCCGGGTCGACCGAGTTGATAAGCGGGAGCAGGTTGCCAACCACCGATACCTGTGTCGCGCCACCCTGTGCCAACGCAAGCAGCGAGGACGAGGCATTGGTCGCGCCCGTGGTCACCCCCGCTAGGCCGCTCGTGATGCCGGTGCCGGTCGTGAACGCCGTGTTCTGGCCGCGGCCGATGCGCTTGCCGGCGCGGTCCGCGATCACGGAATCGAGGTCGAACGCGCTGTCTTGCAGCACGGCGCGACCCACGCGAATTGCGCCAGTCGTCCACATGACGGCCGTCGACGTCTTCTGCGTGAAGGTCAAGGCAAGATCCGCGACCTGCGTATTCTCGCCGATGATTACCGCCGGGTTCCCAGTATCGTCGTTCACGGGCCAGACCAGCGAGTAGCCGCTGTCGGTCGTGATGACGTTCGCGACGGCGCGGACGCCGCCGAACCACTTGAGGGTCTGCGTGAGTTTCGCCAGGAATCCAGGGGGGACTAACGCTCCGCCCACTCCGATGGACGCTTCTCCTATGAAAGCACGATGTTCTGCATACGCGTCGCGCTTGAGGTCGTCCAGCGACAGCTTATAGCGAAGGTACTGGTCGAAGGCCTTATCGCGTTGCTCGGCCGCGGCCGGCGCGTCGCGCGGCTCGCCACTCGGAACGCCGGGGGTTGGCGCGGGCTCATTGAGGGCCTTCTCGATCTTCTCGAATTCGACGCGAGCCTCAATATCCTTGGCGGCGGCATTCAGATCAGCCTGAGCCGACGAGAATGTCGCAACCTCTTCGCCAGTCATCGCGCGATCTTCCGCGGATGCGGTCGCCAGAACTTCGGACATTGCCTTCCATGCCTTGACGCGCGTTTCCGTTAGCCGCTTGATGTCGTCGCTCATTGGTGTGTGCTTTACCTTCCCGACGCGTGAATGGCGCGCCTACTAAGGTTGTAGCACAAGGCGCATATGGCGCCTAAAGGGCGGCTAAGGTGTCGGCGAGGCCCCGCTAGGGTTGGTCAGTACCACGACGATGAGGATCGCCACCACGGCGGCCAACAGGAGCCCCAAAAGAAGTCCGTAGCGATGCAGATCACTCAAGGTGGGGTCAGTATAGGCCGCCCCCAGCGTCAATGGCAATCCATTGAATTTGCGTAACAAGTAAATTGGATGTAGTTATACGCTAGATAGACTTTCGTGCCCAATGTAGTGATAACAAATGCGCCGGCATCCGAGAACCCCCACGTAGTTGTATTGCTGGTACCCGAACCGTAATTGGCTGTATATTCGCCGCTCGTGTGATTACCGGATGGGTAAGCCTGTCCGGTATACCAGTTACTCACTCCGTTCACCTCGCGGTGGATGACGGGTTCGGACAGGGTGTTGTTGATTAGATCACCGTTGTTCGTTTGGTAAATGATCTGATAGCCGGAACTCGAACACATATTTAGAATACTGCTGTAGTTCATCCCGACCAAAAACCGCACATTGACGCTACCGCTTCCGTACGGGACATAGGTCGGCGCGGTGATGTATGAGGGACAGGGGCCGCCGCAGGTCATCGGCGGTATACAGGAGGCCGTAACCTTGGACGGCGAACCGAACGCGAAAGCTGAGATAGCGGCAAGGATAGCGACGATGGCGAGCGCGAGTTTCTTCATGCTACTAAGGTAGCGGAGAGCGCCCGTCAGACGCTAGAAGTCAGGCCCGGATTCGTCGCCGCGAAGCGACATCGTGTACGCCCAGTACCGCTCGTTGAGCTCGCGCCAGTCTTCTGGCTCGTCGATCTCGGCGGGCGTGGGTTCCGGTGCATTGCGCCGGCCGATCTCGGCGGCGCGGACGCTCGCGGTTGTGTTCGTATACGCGGGCGACACGACGGGCGACACGTCAAACAAGCACTCGCCGGCATCAACAAGCGTGCGCAATTCAGAGCCGTCAGGCAAGACCGACCAAGTTTCGCCGCCGGGAGCGACAGAGAAACTGAACGACATTCCATGGATGTCACCGCGCGCCACTTGGATAGCGAGATCGCGACCGAGTTGCGTAGGCGGCAGATCATCATTGGTCCACAGGCCGTGCGCGTCCTCGCGCAGACGGAGCGTGCCCGAGGCGGTGCGGCCCAACAGGTAGTTGCTGTCGTGGTTGACCACGCATACGACATCTACGTTTGCGGCCAGCGCGCGGCTGAAGAAGCCCGGCGCGATTTCCTCCCAGAAGCCGTACGCCTTGGGGCCGATCCAGGTACGAGAATTGAACATCGCGGCATAGCCCTCAAAGGTCGTTACCGGATTGTCGGTTTCGGCGTCGCGCATGGCGATCACGGGCGGGTGGGCAACGAATCGGGTTTCGACGTCATGCGTGGCCGACTTATCCTCGCCCAGTTCGGCCTGGTGCGCCTCGATGTGCGCTAGGGCGCCGGCCTTTTCGTCGTCGGATATGTCGGCCTGCGGGATGCGGGACGCGGCCGCGTCGACATGCTGCTTGTCGACAGAGCCGTTAGATGCATGATGCGGGAACTTACGGAGATCGCGCGGCGTCGTGCTGCCAGACTTATCCTTTCGGCCGTCAGGGAGGATGAGCGCGAAGGCCGAATCGGGCAACGCATTGACGTAAACGCTATCCCACGTGGCGCGCAGTTCCATGCTTCGATGTTACCCCGCTACGCCTATACGCCCTTGGATGGCTTGCCGGGCGGGACTGGCAACGGCACATCGGGCGTCGCATAGTCATCGAGGCCGTCGACGTGCGACAAATTCTCGCGAGCACGAACCTCATTGCGCGACATAATCCCGGATCGCAGGGCCAGGTTGTAGGTCGCCATACGATCATATTCGTCAGCACGCAGCAGCTTGTCGGTGTCAAATTCGACGTAGGTTCCGGGCTCACACAGCCATTTTGTGATGCGCTGCTCGAAGCGGACAAGCCACTGCGAGATCGTGTAACGCAGGAACGCCAGCGATTGCTCGGCGATGCCCGTCCCCCACGTCGTTGTCTTCTCGACATCCATTGCGAGATGCGGCGGCACGCCGTACAGCCGGCAGATCTCTTCCACGGCGAATCGGCGGGTTTGCAGGAATTGAGCGTCATCCGGCGGAATGCCAATCGGCGTCCATTTCATGCCGGAATCCATCACGATAACTTCGTGGGACTTCTGTAAGCCGGCGACCTTGTCGCGCCAACGCGCCTTCATGGTTTCAGCCTGCGCCGGCGTCATCTTCTGATCAGTCGAGACGATGCCGGCCATCAGCGAGCCACTGCCGAACAAGCGGGCGCCGTACTGCTCGGCGGCGATGCCGAGGCCCAACCCCTGGCGACAGTGCGCAATCGGCGACAGGCCACGGATACCGTCGTAACCGAGGCCGGGAATGTGGACGCACTCGCCGTCGCGCAATGTCAGGCCATCGCCGACGTTGACGTTGTAAACCTTGGCGCCGGGAACGCCTTTGGTCTGAGACGGCCGGCGCGAGGCCTCAACGGTCCACGGCGGCAAAGGCCATAACTGCGCGATATTGGTTCCGGCGTTCGTCAGAACCGGCAACCAAAAGGCGTTACCCCACAGGAGGATGTGCGCCATTGACGTCTCCATAAACTCCATCCATGTCGTCTCTGGATTCGGGTTGTCGAGCCACGCGGGGTGCAGCTCGGTGCGGTCGGGATCGCCTG